CACCCCTTGAATTTTTGGTTTGAACTTTTTACATCCACAACCCATTTCCCAACAATAATTTTCTTCTATATTATGATTTGCGTAACAATGTCCGCATTCACATAAATCTTCTTGTAAAATACTATTAAGAGAGCCAGAAGTTACTCTCAAAGGAGGATCTGGCTCAATATCAGCACGAGGATTAATTACTTCCCCATTTATACCGAGTGTCGGTTGCTGATTATTAATTTCCTGCTTTAATTCTTCTTTTATGGCTTCCTCTTTTATTAATTTCCCAATAACAGAATTTTCTTTTATAATTAGAAGATGCATACTATCAGTTTCAATTCCTTTTTCAATTAACTCTTTCTTTAATCCTTTTATTCCTGCAAGTATATAATATTCTTTTTCTAATTCTTTGTCTGATTTCATTTTAAATCCTCAGCTTTAATTGTAATCATACCTTGAAATCTAATTTCTTTATCTGTTTCAGTTATCTTTAAAGTTCCTTCTTCTGCTGCTAATTGAATAAGATTAAGTTTAACTCTCTCTTCGTCTCCTGCATCTCCTTGTGTTTCAAAAAATATCATTTTAAATCCTCCTCTGTTAGATTGAAGAAATGCTTGATAAATACACAAATACATTCTCTTGTCTTTTCATCATAAATTATTGTATTTCCTGTTAATTTCTCCCACATTAAATCATCTACAGATTTCATTCCGTTTGAAATAAACTTCACCCAATTCACAGCTTCTAATTTTATCCAATTACTTTGTTCATCTGCTCCTATATTAAACATTGGATTGTTAGATAAAACTTTCATATCCTTCAAAGTTTTAAGGTCAGTCATTTTTCCCACTCCTTCATAAATTCAGCAAGTCTATAGAAATAGGCCTGAGCAGTTTCTCCTTGATATGATTTAAATATTTTTCTGATATTAAGCCAATCACAGCGTCGTATTCTGATAACTATTGTTTCCATAAGTTACACACGGAAACAGACTTTAAATACTTTTCTATTTAAGAATTACCATCAATCTGCCCATGTTGGTTTGCTTTCGAGTTCGATGTCACCAGATAATTGGAAGGCATAAACTGTGCCAGCCGACGTATAACAAACAATTTGATTTGTGTTTGGTGTTATAGCCGCTGATGCCCTTGCATTAGTTGTGACTACCATAGCCGCTATGGATTGATAATAAGATGCAACATTTTTTGCTGTAATTCCAGCCACCGTTATTGTAGTTCCTGACCCAGCCGCAGTAAAAGTCATAGCAAGATTAAACCTTAATCTCCATGTGTCATCAGATAATTGATACGGGATAAATACTGCTCTGACTAATGTTCCATTTGTCCCTGCTACGGTGAGGGCAACGCCGTTATAAGTTGTTCCGCCAAGGTATTGTTTAGGTTTAATAACATCCGCCACTGCCTTTGAAGTTGGGACAGTTGTGTCATCTGCTCCCAAAGTCGTAACGATAGTTTGATTAGATGTTCTTATGTCTTTTGCTGCGGTATTGAACACGCATATATCTCCATTGTTTATAAGTAATTCATTGATTTTATACAGCCCATAATAATATTTATCCAGTATAATCCACTCATCGCTTTGCGCTATAAGAACTAAAACTTCATATTGCTTGGGCAATGCTATTGACGCTTGCCCGTCAATTGTTTCTGCTCCTTCGGGGACTATTGTAAGACTACCACCCGCTTGAGAATCTGCTCTGAATACTTTTATTATCCTTCCGATATTATCAGCATAGGTAGGCAGAGTTAAAGTTCTTGCAGCAGCTCCGCATTCAAAACAAAACACTTCGTAACCATCATCATCTAATACTGTATAGTCAGAGATTACAACTTGTTTATATTTTCTTTTTATAAAAGAATCATCAACAAATTTTTTATTTGCTATGTCGTCGTTATTTGCAGGGACTTTTTGAATTGTTCCCTCTCTAATATTTTTTATCTTCTCAATATCATCTCTTTGATTATCATAGCCGATTTCTCCTCTTGGAGTTTCTGCTTTGAAAATATCTTTCTTTGGTTTTATAGAATTAATAATCTGCTTTGCAGTTGCCATAACTAAGCTGAGACAGTGCCGCCTAAAATACCTTTTGTTTGCAGAATTTTTATTAAAGTGGCCAGGACATCTGCGATTTCTGCGTCTGCTGCTGTATTGCAGTCCATCGCAACGTCAGAAGTCCAACCTGTGCAACTTATCCCTGTTGCATCCATTGCTGTCGGATTTGTTCCTGGCTTGAAAACAAACTTGTCAGTAACAATTAATTCTCTCACTTCTAAACTATCTTCAACTCTTCCTGCCATCTTAAGTGTTAGCAACATGCAGGCAATATAAACCTGACGGTGCTACCTCCAAACTATAAATATCAGTTGCTCCGGTATAGACTGCAATTAGATTTTTTACGAAGTCAGAATAATTTGCATCTAAATATGCCCCGCCTGTTGCTGTTCCTGCATAAGTTCCCGAGCCTGTTGTATCATCTAAATAATCCTCATCAAAATCATAAGATGCAACTATCCCTCTTGTCTGCGAACTTCCTACTCCTTGCTGTCCGCCTCTGTAAGCATATTCTAAACCGACTTCTTCATCAGTCCAACACGAACTACCTAATTTAACAAAAGCAATTCCTCCATTAAAATCTTCTGTTGTGGAAGTGTTCATGCTTAAAATCCCTATTGAAGTATTATCTAACCCCGCTAATCCGTTCATCCATAAAGTAGTGTCAGTTGTGTCTGTGTCTGTTAGTGTGCATAATTCTCCGTCTAAATATAATTTTGGTTTTGTTGCATCTTGTGTTAAAACAATGTGATGCCATCCTTTCTGTGTGATTGTTGCAGTTGTAGCAATGAGAGAACATTTTAAAGCAGTAGCCACATAAATTCTAACTCTTGGTTTTCCTGCGACTAATTCCAAAGCGATATATTCTATTGCGTTTGTATCTCCAGCAGAAATAACACAATAAGTTGCGGTTACATCAACGACATTAACCCATGCGCTCCATGTTCCTACTGTATGATTTAATGCCCCCCAGCCAGCCAGAGCAACATAATCATCAGAGCCCTGCATAATTACAGACTTCATCGGTGTAGCGTCATGTTGCTTAGAACTAAAAAGGTGGATTGCGCCAGCCATCTAACACCCCGTTATCTTATATGCTGCATAGTTATTTACAAGAACGGGCACATTCATTAACCAGCTTCTTATTGTGTAGCCGATTCCTTCCTGGGGAATTACAACGGTTGTTAATGGTTTAGCTTCATATAAACTCATAGCACTTTGTCCGATACACATCAAGACAGTATTTTCAGTTGAAGCATTATTAACAATAATTGTTGCGCCAGCGATTCTTCCCCTTCTTCCGTTATTAAGAATTTCATAAGTTCCTGCATTTCTGCAGACAGGGTTATTCATTAATTCCATGAAATTATTAGGGTGCATGATAATGTATAAATTCTTATAAGCGTTCCAATTTCTTACCTGCATTGCTGCAATTCCTTTAAGAATATCTTTTAATGGTTGCTGCAAACTTTCTGTTGCATTATCCCAAGTTGCAGTTGCTGCTGCTGTGCTTGTAGTTGTAGCCAATTCAGTTATAATTGCTGTGTCCTCTGAGTGAGCGATTGCTTGCCCTATTCTTTCATACATTCTTGCCTTAACATCTATTGCAGAAAGGTTTGCTACTTCCCAAGTCATAAAGTGATCTGCTCCGTGCTTTAACATTCTTGCATTAGTTTCTGTCCAGGAGTGTTCTACAAAAGGAAATGCTGCTCCCTCTGGGATTCCAGCGAAAGTAGTTGCAGTTATTCCAGTGGTTACTGTTCTTGTGATATTAGAATCGGTTTCTTCGTAATAAGTATTCACTTCTTTACTTGTCTTTATTACGGTGCAAACTTGCCGCATTGTAAAGTTTTCCATTGCATAGTTTTGAACAACTGGACTTACAATTTCTCCTCTTAAATCTTCCATTCCTGGTGTGTCTGCCATTTTATGTAAATGTATGTACCCTCACTAATACAGTTTCTCCTGCTGCTCCGGTTTCTTTTGCTTTTCCGAGCTGGATTCCAGCTTCATTGTCAAGAGTAGTATAACCTTGTATCTGATTTACTGTTGCAGATATTCTTACACCCTGGCCTGCTGTTGTAGTTTGTCCTGCACATACAACCATCTTTGCGTCGCAGTTTGTTATTACTGTCATTTTTGCTTTTCCGTCTGTTGCGGTTTTTTCAAAAGCTGCAATTCCTGCAACAACATCTCCAGCACCAGAATTAATTATTACAGTATTTGGGTCTGTTAATTTCATAACAGCACCTTTTGCTATTGCTGTTCCTGTTGCACAATCAAACTCCATTCTATCGCCATTGTTTCCGTATAAAGTCATTACAACTGCTTCGTCTGCCATAATGTTCTAATAAGAACTAACTTCTTTAAATATCTTTCTTTTCTTCTTCGGGATATTCTGCAAGCCGTTTTTTAGCATAATTTAAAAGTTCTGTCTGAATTTCATCAGCCATTGATTGCTGAACTTTAATTTCTTTAATATCTTTTAATCTGTCTTCTGCTTGTTTAACTTCTTTAACCCAATTTTCTCTGGTCTGTTCCATTTAAATTTTATCCTTTGCCCAGTCTGCACCTGTTGCTTCCCCTAATGCTTTAATTCTGTCTGCAGTTGCTTTTTGCTCAGGCGTAACCTGTGGAATTGTCGGCTGGCCTGCATAACTTCGCCCATTAATTAACATTTCTGCAGTTGCTTTTTCTATTCTTAATCTTTCTTTTTTTGTTTCTTCTAAAATCTTTTTACTTTCTTCTACAACTTTTTTCGCTTCATCAATCGGATTAATTTCTATTTTAACATCTTTGCTAATTTTCTTTTCAACTTCTGTTGCTGTTAGCACTTCTCCTGCATTTGTCGGCACTTCTCCTGCATTTGTCGGCACTTCATCAACCATAAATATCTTAAAACTTTGTCCTTTATTAACTTTTCGTTGGAGCGTTGTTTTTTAGGAAATTAAGGGAGAAAAAACCGGAGCGACTACCCGCTTATAAAAGAAAAAACTTTTGTTTCGTGATACTCACTTTTTTCTTTGGTCCAATAATCTTTAAATTTTGTAATTGCAACAATTCCCGACGCGATTAATCCTACACAAACCCCTTTCCAATTAAAACCATTTGTTAAACTCCCAAGAAAAACTAAACTTCCTGCTAATAAAGAATTTATGATATTCCAAATTATCTCTTTTTTATTTTGCTGAGAAATTAAAGCTGCTTTTGTGTATTGATTAGCCATTATATTTTTTTGCCGTCTTTTTTAAATGAATTTGGGTTTGTTGTTCCTTGCCCTTCGTTTCCCATAGCGCTTAAATCAACAGGAAACTCTAACTCAATAATAATATTTAACTGAATTTCAGTCATTTCTTCATTGTACTGCTGCATGTCTTCTATTTCCTGCTGAAATGCTAAATAAATTATCTTTGATGATGCTTCTGTTACTCCCTCTCCCCAGCCCATTATTATCTCAGGCACGCCGCACGCTGTAATGAACATTCTAACTAAAAATTTTATATAATTTAATGAGTCTAAGTTTTGAAAAGATGTGCTTTGAGTTTTTATTTCTTTTACAACTCCTGTCGGTATTAAAATATTTTCTGTCTTTTTGTATGCTTCATTTACCTTTGCTTCCATTTGGCTTAGTTTTGCTTCATCGTCTGTTTCAACTTCAATCCAATGAATAGGTTTTATGTTTCTATGATAAAGAACTCTCAAATCTTCCAGCCCTTCATTTCTTGAATAAATCATTTCCTCCAGTGCTTCGGGGAATGGAATGCCATGCCCCTCATCTGCTATTCTTTCATAAGAAAGATGGTAAATTTCTTCAATATCAAAAGGAGTTTCTACATCTTTTTGTTTGTATCTTGCTATTGTTCCAGCTGATGAATAAATTATTTTTAATGTGCCTGGATTCAGCGGCTTTAAATTTGTCATTCTTCCCTGATTGTCTTTTACAATTTCAGCAAAAGAATCTCCGCATATCATTGCAGTTCTCCAAAGATTTTTTAAAACTCCTCTTGGCGAGTCTTTGCCAAAGCCCTTTATCTTGTCCAGCTTTGCCTTATTCTTTTCATCTGCTTTTATTCCTCTTCCAAAAGTCCAGGATGCCAGCTTGTTTATTACCTGTCTTAGTTCTGGGATTGCTCTATACAAACCATGATATTTTGCCCAGTTAGGAATGTAAAAAGTTTCTCCGTTTGCTGTGTCTGTGTCTTTGCTATCAACTGAATAGAAATCGCTTAAATCTGCTGGCTTAGAAAGAGTCTGATTTCCCCTATCAGTTAAATTTCCTGTTCTATCAACTGTCATGCAAATTAATGCAGAATGATGTATTTAAATGTTTTTATAATGCAACTAAGGCAATTTTCTTCCAAGTCTTATCATCTGTCGCAATATATAAAAAATCATCATCAAATCTTATCTCTCCTTTTTCTCCATCTGCATTTGTCGGAGTGCTTTGTTCAGTTAATAAAATTGTTCTGTCTGAATTAGGCATTTTCTATAAAGTTTTTTACACTTTCATTCTTTAATTCATTTATCAATTTTTCACTTCCCCATCTTAACTGCTCTATCATCTGCCCGGCTTCTAATCTTGAATTATAGTTGGTTGTATCAAAATTTATTACTTTGATTGCCGCCATATTTGACACAATCTCATTAAAAAGATATTTTACATCTGCATTTAAAGTCGTATAAATATCTGTCCAGTTTTTCTTTGTTCTTCCATTCAAAATGCTTTCTGCATTTCTTACATAATTCCCAACTGCGCCCACAGCTATTGCATCTGTGTTTGCTCCAGACCCTACTTTATCTACTACATCTTGATAAGAGCACATAGTTCCGTTAAAAACTCCGCCGAACATTTGAAAAGCGAAATCTGCACAATCTCCCGCTGCATCTGGTACCGCTGTCCATGTTGCAGTGTTGTCTGAAGAAATCCAAGCCCAACCCTGCGCATATCCTCCTGCTGCATCTGTTCCATACCATTTAATATAAGTTGCTCCTGTTGTGCTTGCTAAATGACTTATTGAAATTGCATAAGCTGTTGTTGCTTGCAGAGTTGTATTTCCTGTTAAATTTGTGCATGAGTACCAGCCTGCTGCTCCAATATCTGCCATGGCTATTGTTCCCGAAGCCACAACTTGATAAGGTTTTACTGGCGAGCTTGTATCAACTGTTCTTATTTCCACATAAAGATTTCCTGCTGGAGCCCCTACTTTTTCTAAATAAAATTTAATTTCTTTTATTGTATGAATTTCATTTTTTCCGACTGTTCCAACTTTAAAAGTTTGTCCTAAAATGCATGGAGTGTTTAATACTTCTGTTGTTCCCCATGTATCAGAAAAATGCCCTACATCTGTGCTGTAATATTCATAAATGCTATCTGCCATTTTTTGATTGAGAGAGTGGAGTTGCGAAAAACCCAGCACTCAATTCCGTTCTGTTGAACATTAAAAGGTACGCATAAAAGGTTTTAAACCTTTGTTTTTTATCATCCAGCACGCGCGGATAATTGCTTCTGCATGATGGCTGTCGCTTCCAAATATTTTCCCTTCGTCGTCATGTTGCAAAGAAGAAAGTGAGGCTTTGATCTCTTGATTATCTAAAAGCTTTATTTTTTCTTTTTGAACTAAATTTATAAAATTTAAATACATTTCTTCTTTCAGTAATTTTTTAGATTTAATTCCATCGCTATCTGTTGGTCTTGACGCATTATTCAACGCCTTTGTTTTTCTTTTTGTCTTTTCATTATCCATTAATTCACAGAAAACCCCAAATCCAACACCCCCATCATCAATACCAACCCCTTTAAATTTCCAAATTGCATTTAGATCTATTATTTTATCTGAGGTTTCAGTTGTTTTTTTCTTTCTTGTTTCTAAACTTTCCACTTGTTCTATTTTTTCCTTAAATGTTCCGTCTAAAATATCCAAAGCATTTTTATCTTTCCCAAATCCTGCAATATCTGCTCCAATAAAATACTCCCTTCCTGGAATAAACTCTTTTCTTCTTTTTAAAACACATAAATTATTGATTTCTTCTTCGCTAAAAAGT